ACCGCCTCCTCAAAGCCGAGGGACTCAGAGGGATTGACGGGGGAGTCTCAGGGAGCACGGGGGAATCGCAGGGAATCGCAGGGAATCGCAGGGAGCGCGCGGCGTGAGCAAGAAAAACAAGAACCCCTACGCCGCCAAGCCGCTCGCCCGCCGTCCGAAGACAGAGCGGGAGTGCATGACCTGCCGCCACCGCTTTATGTCGGAAGGCCCGCACCACCGCATGTGTGATGCCTGCCGGCGCGCCTCAGTCGGCATCCCGGAAAAAATGCTCGCCATCGGCAGCGGCTGCCACGTCACACAGCCCAGGCGTCGCGGCGGATGAGGGCCACCCGCAACTTCTCCGGCCGGCCGGCCGGAATGGAACGCAAGCGCCGCATGCCCGGCTACGCGCGCGAGCTGCTGGAAAAGCGCGCCGAAGGCAAGCGCATCGGCCTGTTGCTGGTGGCGGTCGATGACTGGGAGGGCGGCTGGTATTTCCGCGGCAAGCCGAACGTCGAGCGGGTGGTGTGCCCGGAAGACTTCGACTTCTCCGGCGCCGACTTCTCGGTGGCGGCCGGCTGCGACGTGCTGGTGTGCGGGGAGGGGGCGCCGGAGCGCTTGAACCTCGCCACGCTGGCCTGTCTCTCGGCCGGCTCCGCGTCGGTGTGGGGCGAGTACAACGATGGCCTCTGGCGCACGACCTTCTGGCCGCACGAAGCGCCCTACCTGCTGTGCGAGGAGGGGCCGGTGGCCTACGCCGACTTCGCCGCCAAGCTCGCCGCCTTCCGAGAGCGAGAGATCCTGCTCGAGGCCGGCTGCTACGGCCGGCCCGAATACCGCCCCGTGCGCATGGCGCTGCTCGCGCGCCTGGGGCTGGCGGAGGCGGCGTGAGCGCCATGGTGATGTCGATCGAAGATGCGATGGCGAAGGCCCAGGGCAAGGCGCCGGCGCCCGCCACGGGCCGCCGCGCTCTGCCGGAAAAGGGCACGCTGCTGGTGCCGGTGGAGAAGTGGCTGGCGGATGTCTCGCCGCCGAAGTGGGTGCTGGAAGGCGTCATCCAGCAGGGCTACCTGTACGCCTGCACGGCGATCACGAACCACGGCAAGACGGCGATCACGCTGCTGATGGGCATGTGCATCGCCACTGGCCACAAGTTCTGCGGGCGCGACATCCGGCAGGGCGCGGTGCTGATCCTCTGCGGCGAGAACCCGGACGGCTTCCGCACGCGCCTGCGCGCCACGCTGGGCGCCATGGAATTGACCGAGGAAGCCATCGCCGGCCGCGTCATCGTGCTGCACCAGGCGCTGCCGCTGAAGCTGTACCTGGACGAGATCAAGGCCGAGGCGGCGGCGCTCGGCATCGAATACACGCTGGTGCTGGTGGATACCCACGCCAGCTACTTCACCGGCGACGACGAAGATTCTAACGTGCAGGCGCGCGATGCCGCGATGGATCTGCGCGAGCTGACGGAACTGCCGGGCAAACCGGCGGTGATTGCCAACTGCCACCCGACCAAGAACGCCACGCACGAGAGCCTGCTGCCGCGCGGCGGCGGGGCGTTCCTCAACGAGATCGACACCAACCTCACCGTCTGGGCCGAGGGCGAGACGGCCGTCTTCCATTGGCAGCGCAAGAAGCGCGGGCCGGACTTCGACCCGATGCCCTTCGAGTTCCACGGCACCAACATCGATGAGGCGGGCGTCTCCGTTCCGACGGTGGTGGCCTGGCCGATCTCGGAGGAACGCGAACAGGAGTTGAAGACGGCCCGGCGACAGGCGCAGAACCGCGTCATCCGGGCGATGTACGACAGGCCGGACGGCACGTTCCGGCAATGGGCGGCGGACTGCGGCTGGAAGCCCAGCAGCAGCCTGTCGAAGATGAAACGCATCATGGAGAAACTGATCGAGGCCGGCATCGTGGAGTGGAACCGCGGCGACTACGCGCTGACGGCCAAGGGAAAGAAGGAAGCGAGCACGATCACTTAGAAACCGGATTTTGCGGTCTCGCCGACCATTGCCCACGCCCTGCGGGTAGAGCCCGCGGCCAAGTGCGGAAGGGATTGCTGCCCGAAACCAAGGGCGGATGTAAAGCGGCGACGCCGGGCGCTTGAAGGCGCTGACTCAGGATTAGTTCCGGTGGAACACAGGGCGGAACAAAGCGGAACAAAAGCCGCCAAGTTCCGGTGTTTGACGACGAATTGCAAGGAGCAAGGATGGCTTACGCCTGTAAGTTCCACTCTGTTCCGGCTTGTTCCACCTGAGCGGAACGGCATGGAACACGGAACAGGATCGAAGGTTTTGCCCACGCTGCCGGCTTTTTTTCGCCCTGGCGGCGGGGAGGCTTTGACTTCCGTCTCCCCTGATCCCCACACACCCCCCCCTAAAGGGGGGTGTGTGATGGGGAGTAATCAAGGGGTTGAGACCGGCGGGGAATCTGTCAAAGCCTGCGGCGCTGCGGAACTCGGGAAGATGCGGGAAGACTTCGCCCTGGTCGTCGCAGACCGAAAGGCCGGGCAGGGCTGGTCGGATGCCGACGCAGAGGAGCTGGGCGGCTACATCGCCGCCGCCAAGTCCGACCCGCAAGCCCTGGCCGACTGGGCGCTCTACCTCGCTGCCGAAGCCGCCATCATCCGCCGCCGCGCCGAACCCTGCCGCGCTGCCGAAGCCCGCGTCCGCACCGAGCGCTCAGCGGAGCGGCGAAAGGAGGCGGCGTGATTAAGTTCAGCGTCAAGCATGACCTCGACAAACTGACGGCGCGAATCGGTCGGATGGGGCGGGATCAAATCCCGTTCGCCACGGCGAAAGCGCTCACGCGCACGGCGCAGGCAGTCCAGAAAGCGATCCCGGCAGCGCTGGAGAAGGATCTCGATCGGCCGACGGAATTCACAAAGCGCGGCACGTTCATCGTGCCGGCGCGGAAAAACACGCTCACGGCGATGGTCGGGTTCAAGGACCGCCAGGCCGAGTACATGCGCTATCAGATCGAGGGAGGGGTGCGTGCGCCGAAGAAGAAGGCGCTGCGTCTGCCCGGCGAGGTGGTGCTCAACGAGTACGGCAACCTGCCGAAGGGCACCGTCGCGCGGCTGATTCAGGCAGCCAAGTCCGGGAAGTATGGCGCGGTGGTAAAGCGTCGACTCGGCATCGGCGATCGTCGCAAGGGCGCTGGTGGCCTTGACCTGTTCTATGGCCAGCCGCGCGGCTTCCCGGATTTGCCGGTCGGCATCTGGCGGCGGCTGCCGGGCAAGCCTGGAAAGTTGGTGCCTGTGATCGTTTTCCCGAAGTCGGTGGCGAAGTACAAGCCGCGCTTCCGCTTCCGCGCTCTGGCCGAGCGGGTCGTGCGAGGGACTTTCCCGCGCGAGTTCGCCGAGGCCTTCGAAGACGCCATGAGGACCGCCAGATGATTCACGGGTCCTTCCTGGGATTCTCCAGCACGGGTCATTCGCGGCGCGGTTTGTCTCTAGTCATGGGTTTTCTCTAAGGGGGTTGTAAGGTGCTGACTCAACAGGAGATTGCCGAGCATCTTGATATGAGCCAGCAGGCGGTCAGCCAGCTACTGGCTGATCTTGGGATCGACTGGAAGGCGGTTTCTCTTGATGAAGTTCGCGTCGCCTACATCCGCCGGCTGCGGGAGATTGCGGCTGGACGTGCTGCGCTTGGCGATCTCGACCTGGCGACGGAGCGGGCGCGACTGGCGCGGGAGCAGGCGGACAAGATCGCCATGCAGAACGCGGTGACGCGCGGAGAGCTGACGCCGACGGTGGTGCTCGAGCAGGTGCTGGCCTCTGCCGCGTCGAAGATCGCCGGCATCCTTGATGCGATCCCAGGGCTGGTGCGGCGGCGCGTGCCGCTGCTCCAGTCAGGCGACATCGACATGATCGCGGGCGAGGTGGCGAAGGCGCGCAACACCGTGGCGGCGATGTCGCTGGTCGACCTTGTGGAAGAAGCGGTCGAAGAGGCTGCCGCCAAGCCTGCCCAGTCCATGGAGGAGGCGGCCTGATGGGCGCGCCGGAGCGCAACCTGATCGAGACGCTGCGGCGCGGCCTGTCGGCCTTCGGCGTGCCGGAGCCGGTGACGCTCGAGGAGTGGGCGCGCGAGCACTTCTACCTGTCCGCCGAGTCGAGCTACGTCGAGCAGCACTGGGCGCCCTGGTGGTTCCAGTGCGCCATCATGGCCTGCATCAGCAACGACGACATCCGCGAGGTGATCTGGCGCAAGCCGGCGCGGGTGGGGGCGACGAAGATCATCCTGGCGGCGATCCTCTACAGCGCCCAGCACAAGCGACGCAATCAGGCCCTCTGGCAGCCGACCGACGATGACCGCGACGAGTTCGTCAAGACCGAACTCGAACCCGCCCTGCGCGATGTGCCTGCGATGCAGTCGGTTTTCCCGGCCTTCCTCCGCCGCGACAAAGACAACACCCTGCAAGCCAAGAAGTTCCTCGGCTCCATCCTGCACCTCAAGGGCGGCAAGGCCGCGAAGAACTACCGCCGCATCAGCATCGACACCGGCTACCTGGACGAATACGACGCCTTCGACAGCAACATCGAGAAGGAGGGCGATCCCGGCACGCTGGCTGCAAAACGTGTCGAGGGCGCCACCTTCGGCAAGATGGTCTTCGCCAGCACGCCGAAGCTGAAGGGCTTCTCCAACATCGAGAAGCGCGAGCGCGACGCCGAGCTGCAGGTCACGCCGATGATCCCCTGCCCGGAATGCGGCGGCTTTCATGCGCTCACCTTCGGCGGAGAGAATGACCCGCACGGCTTCAAATGGACGGACGGCGACCCCAAGACCGTGCGGCACCTCTGCCCGCACTGCGGCGCGCTCATCGCCCAGGCTCAATATCTCGCCGTCGCCAATCCGGAGACCTGCCGCTACCAGGCCGAGGATGGCACCACGCTCGACCGCCGCGGCGTCTTCCGCAACGCCGCCGGCGAGATCATCCGCCCGCCGGCCAGCATCGCCTTCGTCGGCACCTGGAGCGCCTACAGCCCGAACGTCTCTTGGGAATCCATCGTGCGCGACTTCCTCGCCGCCAAACGCGAGGCCGGCGAGGGCAAAAAGGAAAAGCTGCAGGCCTTCGTCAACACCACCCTTGGCGAATACTGGGCCGAGGAGTACGAGAAATCGGATGACGACGAACTGCGCGCCCGCGCCGAACCCTTCCCGCTCGGCCGCGTGCCGATGGGCTGCCTGCTGCTGCTCGCCGGCATCGACACCCAGCCGAACCGACTGGAAGTCGCCGTGTGGGGTTACGGCCGCGGCTGCGAATCCTGGACCATCGACCACCGCGTCTTCTTCGGCAACCCGGACGAAGACGCCGTCTGGGCCGACCTCGACGAATACCTCTTCGAAACCGACTTTCAGCACGCCAGCGGCAAGCGCCTGCGCATCTCCGGCGCCGCCATCGACACCGGCGGACACAACACCCACGCCGTCTATGCCTGGGCTGCCAAGCACCAGCGCCACAAGGTCTTCGCCGTCAAAGGGCGCAGCGGGCGAGAAAAGCACATCCGCGACGGTGTCAGCAAGGTCGACATCGACTGGCGCGGGCGCCTGCGCAAGAACGGACTCTTGCTCTGGTGGGTAGGCACCAACCACGCCAAGGATCTGCTGCACGGTCGCCTGCAGATCACCCGGCCGGGGCCCGGCTACATCCATTTCAGCAACGAACTTCCGGACGAATGGTTCAAGCAATTCGCCGGCGAAGCCAGGACCACGCGCCGCACCATGCGCGGCGAAGAGTCCGTCTGGACGCCGACCCGCAAGCGCATCGAAGCCTGGGACTGCGCAGTGTACGCCGCCTGGCTGGAGACGAATTTCGAGCTGTCGAAAAAATCGGCCAAGTGGTGGTCTGACCTCGAGGCCAAGGTGCAGCCGGCGGTGGATGACTTGTTCGATACCGCCGCCGAAAAAGTCAGTCCCCACGACACGGCGCCGCCCGCCCCCGCGCGGCCTGCCGTGCGTCGGGTGGGAACAATCAGGAGGCCATCTTGACATCGGAGGTAGAGAAAATGATCCGCGACATGCTGGACGAACTCGAGCGCGCGCTCGCCCAGGGCCTCACCCGCGACGAAGCCCGCCGAGCGGCCGAGGTGGCCGTGCGGCAGAAGTATGCCGGCGAGCGCGTCTATGTGGCGGCCCTCCCGAAGCAGCGCCGCGCGCTGCAGGTGGCAAAGCTCAACCTGCGCACCTCGCGCGAGATCTCGCTGGCCAGCGGCCTGCCGCTGCGCACCGTGCAGCGCCTGCGCTCCGGGAGATAGACGCCGCGCCACTTTTTGCCTTACGCCGCGCCAGCGGCGGCGGCATTCTGACCGCATTTAGTCGGAGAATGCCTTGGCGATTCCAAGCAATGAGCCGCTATCCCTGCGCGTCGGCGACACCTGGAAGTGGACGCGCACGCTCGCCGACTACCCGGCCCCCACCTGGGTGCTGAAATACCGATTCAAGAACGCCACCAGCTACTTCGAGATCACCGCCGCCGCCTCCGGCACCGACCACGCCGTCACCGAAGCTGCCGCCACCACAGCCGCCCGCACCGCCGGCACCTACACCTGGATGGCCTGGGTGGAAGGCGGCAGCTCCGAAAAATACACCGTCGACACCGGCAGCATCACCCTCGACCCGGACTATCGCTCCGGAACCGCCGCCTACGACGGCCGCAGCCACGCCCGCAAGATGCTCGACGCCATCGAAGCCTGGCTGGAGAGCCACGACCCCGCCGTCGCCGAATACGAAATCGCCGGCAGGCGCATGAAATACATCCCGCTCGCCGAACTCGTCAAGCTGCGCAACCGCTACCGGCTCGAAGTCCAGGCCGCCGACAACGCCGACGCCATCGCCAAGGGCGAAGGCACCGGCCGCAAGATCCAATTCCGGGTATAGACATGACCTTCTTCGACTGGGTGCGCGGCAAGCTCGGCAAGCCAGCCGTCCGCGACAACTACGCCGCCACCTACGGCTCCGGCGCCCCCGGCGGCTTCGCCGGCGGCTCGGTCGGGCGGCTCACCGCCAGCCTCGCCACCTGGAGCGGCGCCGTCAATTACGACCTCGACGGCTCGCTGGTCATCCTGCGCGCCCGCGCGCGCCAGCTCGCCGCCAACAACGAATACGGCCGCCGCTTCCTCTCGCTCGTCGCCGCCAACATCGTCGGCAACGGCGAAACCCCAAAATTGCAGGTCCGCGCCTACTTTGCCGGAAAACCCGGCGCCCAGCCCTCGCTCGACAAGGCCGCCAACGACGCCATCGAACTCGCCTGGTGGAAATGGGGCCGCAACGCCGGCATTTCCGGACTCACCCTGCACCGCATCATGTGCATCTGCGCCAAGGGCGCCGCCCGCGACGGCGAAGCCCTCGTGCGCATCATCCGACGGCGCGACCTTCCGAACGGCATCGCCCTGCAACTCCTCGAAGCCGACCGCCTCGACGAAAACCTCAACCTCGCCACCCCCGGCCGCACCATCCGGCAAGGTGTGGAGATCGACGGCACCGGCAAGCCCATCGCCTACTGGATCAAGACCAGCCACCCCGGCGACCGCTACAACGCCGGCGCGGCCGACGTCGAGCGCATCCCCGCGCAGGACATCATCCACCTCTATCTGCCCGAGCGCGCCGAACAGGTGCGCGGCTACACCTGGTTCCACGCCATCCTGTTGCGCGCCCACCAGCTCGCCGGCTTCAACGACGCCGCCGTGCTCGCCGCCCGCATCGGCGCCAGCAAGATCGCCGCCCTCGAGCGCAGTGAAGAAGCCGTCGACGCCACCGCCGGCATGGCCGACGGCCAGACCGGCGGCGCCTTCCAGATGAATGTCGAAGCCGGAGAACTCTTCGAACTGCCGCCCGGCTACAAGCTCAACTCCTGGGACCCGGACTACCCACACGCCAACTTCGAAGCCTTCGTCAAGGCCGCCATGCGCGGCATCTCCGCCGGCCTCGATGTCGCCACCCACAACCTGTCCGGCGACATGACCGACGTGAACTACTCCAGCGCCCGCATCGCCGAACTCGCCGAGCGCGACCAGTGGATGCAGCTCCAGGACTGGTTCATCTCCACCCTGGTCGATCGCATCTACCGCGAATGGCTTGCCCTGGCGCTTCTGCGTGGCGACATCCAGTTCAACAGCGGCAAAAGCCTGCCCGCCGAGCGCCTGGCGAAATTCCTCGACGCCAGCTACTTCCGCGGCCGGCGCTGGAAGTGGGTCGACCCCGCGAAAGAGATCAAGGCCGCCCAGGAAGCCGTCGCCCTCGGCGTCACCAGCCGCACACGCCTCGCCGGCGAGCAGGGCGAAGACTTCGACGACATCCTCGCCGAACTCGCGCAGGAAGACGGCATGATCGACGCCGCCGGCCTCAAGCCCGCCGCGCCCGAGCCGCCGAAGCCCAAGCCAGAAGACGAAGACACCGCCCGCGCCATCAAGGCCATGCTCGCCCGCGCCGCCGAGCCCGCCGCCGCGCCGCACGTCACCATCCACCAGGCCGCGCCGGTCATCAGCGTTACCACACCGGAAGTCAGGAACGACATCAACGTCCAGCCCGCCGCCGCGCCGCTGGTCGAAGTGAAGAACGAAATCACCACCCCCGCGCCCGTCGTCAATGTCGAAAGCCGCGTCGAAGCCGTCATGCCCGACCAGGCCGCCCCGGTGGTCAATGTAAACGTCGAAGCCGTCATGCCGGACGAATTGAAGACCGCCATCACCAGCATGCCGAAGCGCAAGACCACCAGCGCCATCAAGCGCAACGACGCCAACGAGATCACCAGCACCACGCAGACCGAACAGGACGCATAAGGAGCCCCGCCATGAGCAAATCCAACACCTTCGAGAACGACCTCCTGCAACTCATCTTCAACAACGTCGACATCGCGCTGATCGGCGACGCCGCCGGGCTGCAGAACAGCGCCGCCGCCGGTTCGCTCTACGTCAGCCTGCACACCGCCGACCCCGGCGAGGCCGGCGACCAGACCACCAACGAAACCGCCTACACCAACTACGCCCGCGTTGCCGTGGCGCGCACGGTCGGCGGCTGGACGGTCAGCGGAAACACCGTCAGCAACGCGGCCCTGGTGCAGTTCGCGCAGTGCGGCGTCACCGGCGCCACGCTGACGCATTTCGGCGTCGGCACGGACGCCTCCGGCGCCGGCAAGCTGCTCTATTCCGGCGCATTGACCGCGTCGCTGGCCGTGTCGTCCGGCATCCAGCCGCAGTTCGCCGCCGGCGATCTCGACATCACCGAGGACTAAATGGGCTTTCGCAACGTCGCGGCCTGGGCGGATTCGGAGGCGGACGGCCGCTCCTGGCAATCCTTCTTCCGCAAGGTGCCGCCCTCTGCCGCCACCATCGCCGGCCAGTGGTTCGATTACTCGACCGCTGCCGGCGTGCCGGTGCCGAACTACTACGCATCAAGCCCGCTCGTCGCGCAGCGGCTGGAAGCCAACAACGGCATTTTCGTCCCCGCGCAGGACACCGATCGCTGGCTCAAGAAGGCCACGGTCATGTCGGCTGCGGCCAGCGTCACTTCCACGACGAACCAGAACCAGCAGCTGATGCTGCTCGACTACCTGCTCTACGTGCCTTTCATCGACCTCGACGCGGCGGGTGAGGAACAGGTCTTCGACACGACCATCGGTCTTGACCGCTACACCGACGGCATCGGCGTGCAGATGATGGTCGTGACGCAGGCCCCGACCGCTGGAGGCGGCAGCTACCAGGTCAAATACATCGACGACACCGACACCGAACGCACCACGTCGCTGGTCTACTGCCCGGCCGCGCAGCCTTCCGGCGCATTGTGCAGCGCCGTGGCGAACGCAGCGGGGGTATCCCCGTTCGTGCCGCTCAACGCAGGCGTCAAGGGCGTCAAGCGCCCGGTAAGCATGACCGTCTCGGTGGCCAACGGCGGGCTGGCCGCCATCGTGCTGGTGAAGCCGCTGCAAATGAGTTAC